ATGAAAAAGACAATTTCTATCACAATGGCATTAGCACTTGTGGCAACACTCAGCACGGCGGCGTTTGCAGCGGAGGCTGATGACGGAAACATCAAAAAAAATATCACTGTAAAGGCAAAGTATGTTGAGGATATCAAGACTTCAAAAACTATCAGTGCCGACGTTGTGTGGGGCGAAATGGAGTTCACATACAATGTGAGCGGAACAAAGACTTGGAATGAAAAAACTCATGAATATGATATCGACACAAAGGGCAAATGGTCTGCAAAAGGTAATGATATAAGCGTTACAAACCATTCAAATAGGGATATCGACGTTGATTTTAAATATGAGCCGCTTGATAAATACAGCTTGGTAAAGGGCGAATTTACATATGATGAAGTCACAATACCAACAGCTGAAAACAAGGCTGTCGATGACGAAATTCTCACAATAAGCACAGATCTCACCCTCAGCGGTGGGCTTTCATCGGACGTCACGGATCTCACAAAAGTAGGAAATGTGGCAGTAACTATCGCAGAGGCAGTGCAGTAATCGGCTTGACAATGCCGGAATCATAAATGTGTGTTACTGTTTAGGCTTTCCTGAATTACCCTTGAAAGGGAATTATGATAACAATAAATTTAAGCTATATTTTACTGATAGCGGTTTATTGGTAGCGATGCTTGATAATGAAGCTCAAGATGATCTTCGGGCAAATAAAATTCCACAGAAGTTGAAATAGCTTGAATTCCACAACAGTTGACAAAACTGCAAAAATATGATATAATTTTTAGGTAATAATTTAAGGGCAATGACGCTCCGTGTAATTTTCACGGGGCGTTTTTTATTTTTTGTGGGGGTGTTTTCTGTGAAAGTCAATGAAAAGAAGGGCAGAAGTGCGCTCAAAAGCCGCAATATCACAATTTGTGCAGTTGTGGTGTTTCTTCTTATTACGGCTCTTACTTTAATGAGCAGCAGATATATGACCCAGTGTATCGACAGAGAAAATACCGCACAATCAAACAGGGGAGAGCTTTCTGATCTTGGACAGGAGCTTGCGGACGCTTCCGATTATCTTACCGATGAAGCTAGAAAATTCTCCGTAACAGGGGATATCGAACACCTTTATAATTATTGGTATGAGGTCTATGAGGAAAAGACTCGTGACCGTGTTATAAACAGCCTTTCCGCCCTTGACCCTCCTGAGAACGAAACTGCGCTTCTTGCGGAAGCCAAAAAGTATTCTGATACTCTCATAAAGACCGAAACAGTGTCAATGAAGCTTATGCTCACTGCAAAAGGCATAACAGCGAAACAGTTTGGTGACAGCAAGGGCGGCAGATTGGCGGAGTATGTTTCCATTGTGGAGAATACGCCCCTGCCTGAGGAATACAGTGGCCTTAGCCCTGATGAAATGAAAGAGCGCTCTCGTGAGATACTTTATGACAGCTTTTATAATGATTCTAAAACCATGATAATGTCGCCTATAGAACGCTTTCGTCAGGCTCTTAATAAACGTCTTGACGCAGAGGTGGAAAGCGCTGCCGCAGGACGTGAAACTGCACTGGTGATACAGCTTGTGTGTTCGGTGAGCGTGCTTGTTATTGTGGGCATAGTGCTGATAGTTTTTGAAAGCCTTTATGTCAGACCTATAAACGACTATTCTGAGAGCCTTTCAAAGCGTAATGAAAATTCTGCCGAATTTGACCTTTCAAACGTTCGTGTGACACCAAAGGGAGCGTATGAGCTTTTTCGTTTTGGCGAGCTTTTCAACCGCCTTTCGCAAATACTGCAAAACGAGCTTAAAAAGCGTGAAACAGCCGAGGTGCAAATGCGGCAGGCTAAAGAAGAAGCAGACAGGGCGAACAGCGCAAAAAGTGATTTTCTTGCCCAAATGAGCCATGAGCTTCGCACACCGCTTAATGCTATCACAGGCTATCTTTATATGCTTTCAAATACCAGCCTTGATGATACTCAGAAGAGATATTGCACCAATATAAACACAGCTTCGGAAAATCTCCTTGGGCTTATCAATAACGTTCTTGACTTTTCCAAAATAGAGTCGGGAAGCTTGCAGCTCGAATATACAGATTTTGACCTTGTGAAGCTTATAAGCGACACCTATTCCATAATGGAAAGCACAGCCATAGCAAAGGATATCCCATTGCGCCTTGATATATCGGGGGATATGCCGAATTTCGTCTGCGGCGACCCTTTGCGATTAAGGCAGGTGCTTGTAAATCTTATTGGAAATGCGGTGAAGTTCACGGATAGTGGCGAGGTGGTCTTTAACTGTAAATGTCAGGAAACAAGGAGCAGAAGCGTTGTTATCATGTTCAGCGTTTCTGACTCAGGGGAGGGCATACCGCAGGACAGGCTTGAGAGCATTTTTGAGCCTTTTATCCAAAGCGACGCAGGAGTGACAAGACGTCACGGCGGAACAGGTCTGGGGCTTCCTATCTCGCAATCTATCGTCAAGGCGGCAAGCGGCGGTAAATACAGCATAGAGGTTACATCTCAGCTTGGAAAAGGCTCGTGCTTTAGTTTTCTTATGCCATTTGATATTGCAGAGCCGTCACAGGTGCAGAGCGAAAACAAAACTTCTCAGGGCGTGCCTGTTGAAAAGGCTGTCATTTTGTTGGTGGACGACAACAGTGTGAACCTTGATATCGAAAGTGAGATATTAGGCACATACGGCTTGCAGGTGGATACCGCCGACAGTGGCTCAAAGGCTATAGAATATTGCAATAGCCACAGCCCTGATATGATAATTCTTGACCTGCATATGCCTGATATGGACGGCTATGAAACTGCAAGACACATAAGAGAGCTTCCAGATTTCGGACTTACGCCAATAATCGCTCTCACCGCCGACGTTGTTTCGGGCATAGAGCAAAAAGCCTATGAAGCGGGCATGGACGGCTATATCTCGAAGCCTTTCCGACCTGATGATCTTAGAAAAATGATATACAAGCATTTGCACATAAGGCGTGAAATGCCCGAAAAAGCTACAGAGCAGGGTGACGAGGTGTTCGATTGGGTTGCCTGCCTTGACGCCTTGGGCGGAAGCAAAAGCATACTTTTTGACATAAAAACTTACTAAATTTCTGATTATCTTTTCATAAGTTGGTAAATGCCGATATATCCCGTATTTTAGGGCTTTATCGGTATTTTCTTTTCGGAAGATACCTTGCATAAGCTGGCATTTACCAGCATGAAAATGCAACCAAAAGTAGTAAATGAGTAGTAAATATACGCTCCGATATTAACAAGCCAGTCTTTCCAGTTCTGCTTTTGCAGATTGAAATGTACCGTGTGCGTAATAGCCAAGTGTCATGGTTATGTTGGCGTGTCCCATGAGATATTGCAGGGTGTTTGGGTTCATTCCTCTGTTTGCCATATTTGTACAATAAGTATGTCGGAATGAATGTGGTGTGATGTTCGGTAACTTGTCCGTGTGATATTTGTTATACTTCTTAATCAGCCCTCGCACCATACCCTCATAGTTTCCTGCAACCTTAGGCAAGCCCTCACGGTTTAAGAATAGGAAATTGCTGTAACCACCTACAATCAGCGGTTGTGCCTTTCCTCTGTTCTTTAGTATTCTTTGGATTGCTTGATAAGCCCGTTCTGTCAATGGAAGTTCCCGTTTTCCGTTTTTGGTTTTTGGCGTTTCAATATAGTAGCCGATTTCGCTGTCTTTCAATAACTGGTGGTCTATATTGAGTATTTTGTTCTGCATATCAATATGCGTCGTCAGTCCGCAAAATTCAGAAATACGAAGTCCCGTTTCCAACAGAAGCACAACCTCATCATAATACTTGCTGTAAATCTTATCCTTTTCCATAAAGGCAAGCAGGCGTTCTTCCTGCTCTGGTGTAAGGATAACTTTCTGCTCCGTATCATCTTCCAGAACATCACTTAGCTTAAATTCAAATGGGTTCTTTCTGATACAGTCGTCTTGTATCGCCATGTAAAATGACGCTTTCAAGGAACGCTTATAGTTATCAATTGTTTTATAGGCATATCCTTTTTCACTCATTCTGATAGCCCATTCTTTAGCGTCCGACTGCTTAACAGTATCAATCGCCCTCATACCCAATGGGTCATTTTTCAGAGCGTTCATAAGATACTGTCGTCCCTTTTCGGTAGCCCTCTTGATGTTCTTTCTTTGGCTGTTCTTTTTCTCGTAAAGCTGGCAGACTGTCATTTTACCGCCGACTGTGTCGATACTGTCGTTAAGGTCTTTTTTTATCTGTGCTTCTTTTTCCCTCAATGAAATATCATCACGCTTTCCAGCAGGTGTCTTGTCTGTCGGTACAAGTTTCCAAGAATAGATAAATTGTGGCTTTCCGTATATATCGGTATATTTATAAACGTATCTTCCGTCTTTTCGCTGGCTCTCTCCATTACGCAAATTGCGATTTTTACTGTCTTTTCGTTTTACATTAGACATAGTGTAAAGCTCCTTTCCGTCATGGAATGAGCCGTGATACGCTATATCTTATTATACCATAAATATTTCTACTCTGCAACGCTCTGAAGCACCCAAATACTGAACATTTCAGCCCTTTGAAGTTCGGTGAAATCGGGGTTATTAGTAACATAGTAGAAACACGGAAAAAAGGCCCTTCCAGCTTGAACCGGAAGGGCCTTTTCTCATGGTCAGGTTTTAGTGGTGTAGTCAAGGGAAATCCACCCGGCACCGCTTTTCAGTTTGCCCCACTTGGCCGCACCTTTGCCGGTGCTTTCGGCCACGATGGTATAAATACCGGGCTGGATGTAGCCGGTTGCACCGTAGTTTGTGCCGGGGCCTTTACGGATATTCAGGTTGGTGATCTTCACCCGCACAAGGTAAGGGGTCACGGTGGCCCCTGTGGTGCCGCCTGTGGGCTTTTCTGCGGCTGGGGGTGTAACTACTACCCCACCACCATTGGAAGCGCCCTGAAGCCTTCTGTTGACTTCTGCGGCAATCTCCCCGTGTCTGGAATAAAGATATTCCCCCGGACAGGCTTTGTTGGCGAAGTCACGATGAACGGTCATGTTGCATCCGTTCCGATGGTTCACACGGTCATTCTTGTTCGTACTCCACACCAACTTCTTGATCCCGTTCCGCTTGCAAATATCCGTTACCAAATCCAACAGGGCCGCATAAGCCTTGGCGGTGACGGCGTAAGGGTGGGTGGTGTCGGAAGCAACTTCAATGGTGATTGCCCGGTTGTCATTGGTGCCGTTGCTGGAACACCAAGAACGATCCTTTTCATCCACGGAAAGGCCAATGGAACCATCCTTACCAACAACATAGTTGGCGGAACATTGCCGGTCTGTGGTGGCGAAATAATCACACCCCTGTTTTGCTGTCCATTGCCCAACGATACAATGAATTGTGATGGTGTCAATGGCATGGTTCCGGGGGCTGGTTTTGTTTTTCGTGATCCGGGTATAGGTTGCAAGGGGGGAATTACTCATTTTCTGTATCTCCTTTCACCTGAAGAATGGCCCTGAACTTGGTGAAGGCTTCTGCGATATACTTACAAGACACCATCAGCACAGCGCCCACAATAACCAAATCAGCAAAAATTTCTGTGTATTCTTCCGGGATTACCCACCCAAGCTGATCCGCATAAATCGGAAGGGTGGTGATTGCTACACAAAGCAAGGTCAGGCCCACAACGAAGGTGGCAACCTTCAGCCCGGAATTGATCATTTTCTGTCTGTCGAAGGGCTGAAGCAAAACCTTGATGTTGTAGTAAAGGGAAAAAGCAACATTGGACAGGTACGCACACAGGAAGATCAGCATAGCCCACCCAATATTGATCAGATTGTTCAAAACAGCGTTCAGCATGATTTCAAATCTCCTTTGCATCGTTATAGATTTCCGGGCCATACAACTTCCGAAGTTTGATCCGGTTTTCGGCTTTGGCTTTGGAATAGTAAAACCCGGTTGCGGTTGCCAATTCAGCAAATATGGCGGGGATCAAATAGGCCAGCGGTTCAAGGTTTTCAGTTTTCCAAACCATGATAAGGGTGAAGGCCGTAACCCCAACGGTTACGGCCCCCACCACATACAGGATCAGCTTGGAAAACTCAATCTTTTGCTTTCGGGGTGTTCGGCGGCTCACGCATCAACACCACCCGCAAGCCCATCAAGGCGGTGGTGGGCGGATTTTGCGGACTGTTCCACGGCCACAAGGCGTTCCCGCAACTCCTGAACTTCACCCTTGACATTTTTCATGTCAGATTTGATTTCGGACACTCCATCCCCGATGTTTTCCAGCTTCACAATCACGGTGGTAAGCTGGGCGGTTTCCTCGGCGGTGTCTTTCTTATCGTTGCGCTTCAGGTTGGAAATACCGGAATACAAGGCAAAGGAAACCGAAAGAACAGAAATTACAATAGACAATTCAAGCGTCATGTTTACCTCCTATCAGGCCCCGATCAGGGCGGCAATATAGCGCAAATCCTCAATAGGGCCGTTGTAGAAGTCATGATTCCAAATCCAATGATCTTCCTGTTCCGGGCGCTTGTACTTTTGGCAACGGGGATCATCCCAAATTTTCCCCCACCGGGCGTTGTGTCCGGGGGTCTGCTTCATCAGCGTTGCGGTAATCCGGTTCAGAAGTTCGCCCCTTTCCTTGCCCATGCCATCATCATTTTGGGTAAAGAAGTCATAGGCGTTTTGGCTGGTTACGGAACACACCGGAAGATCATTCAGAATCAAAAAACCACCCTGACAATTCAGGATGGTTCCATACCGAATGTTCACTTGTCCGCAAATTGCTTTGAATTTGGCCCGTTTGCGGCAAATATAGATTTTATACTCCATTAAGCCGATTCCTCCCAACCATATACACCGGGTTCCCACACATTGGCATCCGCTGTGGAAACCCAATGTTTACTGTTATGGCTCACTTTTGCCCCCTTGGAATAAGCGTCATGCGCTCCTACCGGTTGGCTCCATTCCGGCCATTCTTCAGCGGGATCATTTGTCTTACTCCACAAACTGGAAGCGGCTGTGGGTGTCCAATCCGCTTGGGAAGTGTGGGCCTGAACACACTTGTAAAGGGTGCCTTGGTAGCGGCGAATCTGCCCTACCGTGTAGGCCACAGGGAAAGCCCATTCAGCGAACAGATCAGCGTGTTCAGCCGCCGTGGTAGGGTCAATGCTCCCGGCTTCCGCCAAGGTGACAAAGACGATTCCACCGGCTTCTGTGGCTTTGGTGATCTCGGTTCCTGCGTCCGTTTCCTCCAAACTCACGGTTTCCAGTTCGTCCATAGCGGCACGGCCCAACAAATGGTAAGCCACACCCTCAAAAACAATGCCCGAAGCGTCATGCTCCGGGCAAAGGATGTAGCAACCATTTTCGGCTTTCTTGATGTAGTTCAGGTTCTCGGTCAGGCCGATACCGGCCCCGGCTTTGATGATTCTAAACATTGTCCACCTCCGAAAAAGATTGCATGGTAAAGCCGCCGCAACCGCAACAACCGGCCATGATCGTTGAAGTTCCGGTAATAGGCGCTTTGGCACTCCATGTATTGTTCTATGTCAAAGAAGGATCGTTTTCCCTCTTTGAACTCCCTGTGAAACAGCTTCAGTTTTCGCCTTGCCCGTTTCACTCCATCCCGGCTTCCATTCACCTTGATCTTGCCGGTTTCGGTAAGTGTGAACCGGGCTTTGCAGAACCGGAACGGCTTTGTAAGCGGGATCACCTTACACTTGCGCTTGTTCACTCGGATTCCAGCGGCTTCAAAACGCCTTACAATTTCATGGCCTATCAGCTTTGCTTCATCCACCGTGGGAAAGAAAGCATAGTAATCATCCATGTAATGACCGGCGCAATGAACACGGGCCTGACACTTGATCCATTGGTCAATTTTGCTTGGTAACGCCACCATTTCCTGTTGGGAAGGCTCCACGCCTAAAGGCATACCCCGGCCCGGTGTCGGGCATGGGGAATATTGAATCACAGTATCAGCCAAGTTTTGAAGTTCAGGATTCAAAATCAATTCCCGGTGCCGCTGATATAACAGGGCATGGGAAGCATTTGGAAAGAACCCTTTCAAATCCAACAGCAACACAGCACCTTCCCGGCCATATCGCCGGTAATGCCATCCAAGCTGTTGTTTGATCCGTTTGAACTGCCAATGAAGGCCCTTTCCCTTTTGGCTTGCCCCGTTGTCATAGATCATGGAAGGTGAATACAACGGGATCAGGACTTCATTACACAGGGTTTTGTGGATTTGTCGATCCGTAATGTGCGGGGCATCTATCGGGCGGATTTTTCCCCGTTCCCGAAGGGTGAAATGGGAACAGGATTTGGGCTTCCAAGTCTGTTCCAACACCGTTCGCCGCCGTGTTGCCGTACCAGAAAACAGGTGGCCTTCAAAGTTTTGAACACTTTGCTTCCACCGTACCCCGTTACAGCACTTTTTCCCGTAGAAGAACATCTTCCGATAGGAAAATATTTTATTCGTTGGCCCAAGGCTATCACACCGGGCCTGTTTTCGTTCCAACCGCTTTGCTTTGCGGCGCTGGAACCTTGCTTCATGCCGTTCTTGGCTTGTCATAATAAAAGTATTCGCCCCTTGTACAAATGTGTTGTAGGGTGCCGTCTAAATTGCTTTGCTCTTACACATGAAATGGGTTAAGGCACAATCACCCACCATGCAAGAAGCGTCCGTGTAAGGGCATCAAAGGGCAGTTTTAGGGATTTACACCCAAGGAAGCGCAACTCCTTTTACATCGGTCGTCTTTCACCTGAAAAGCCGTTTGCCTTCTGTTACTACATTTGACCGTGTATATCTGCAAAATCCGGGCCGCAACCCACCAGAACTATTGGCATCGTTCGTGTTGCCGCCATCCGTCCAGACAATAACGAAATTGTTGTTGTTATTGTAATTAGGGGAACGAAGGCCCCACCAAACCGCCAGAGGACACATTAACAGTCACGCACCTAATAGGAAATCATTTCTGTTTTGCTGTTACATTTTTGATTGCCCCTTTCAGAAGTTCGTTTTCTTTGTCGATCAGTTCACCCAAGTTTTGGGCCATCTTATCCAGCTTTTCCATTGCATCCTGTGACTTCACCGGGTTCCCCTTGGAAGTGGTAAAGGCCCCTTCCGGGTTCTGGTTCAGAATCAGGTAAACATGGGTCAAGCGAACATCCAGCGCCATCAGGGAAGCCCGTGCTTCAAGAAGATGGGCCTTCCTCATTTCAATGCGCTGGTTGTCCGAAGGAAAGATACTGTTGGCCTTCTCCGCATGGTCGATGATCTCACCGGCCAGCTTTGCCACCGGCTCCGCAATCAACCGGGAATACCGGGCTGAAAGACGGGTCAGGAAGTTCAGGGTTTCAACATAAATCTGATTGGCCGTGTTGATGAACTCGGCCTTGCTTGTGGTTCTCTTTTGCTTCAGGACAGACATTTTCAGTTATACCCCTTTGGGTGAATTATCGACATTGATCGTTCCTTCCGCCTTTTCCACTTCTTCCAAGTGTTTCAGAAGAACAAATTCAATGTAATTGGTAATGGATCGGTGTTCACGGGTTGCAAGCGCCCCGATCTTGTCAAAGACTTCATCAGATAGGCGCAAGGTGAAAACACGCTTGTTTGTTGCCAT